GCGCGTCCCGCCCTGTCAGATACAGGCAGGCGAGCGCGCCCAGCCCCGCGCCCGCCAGAAACGTCATCAGTATCGTTAAATAAATCATTTTATATCCCCCTTCCTACGGCGGACTTTTCCTGCGGGAAAAGTTGGTCGCGTAAACGCTCCCGCCGCCTTTTCTTGAGGCGGACTCTTCCGGTCGCCCGCATAGTCGTCTTTCTTCGCTTTGCTCGAAATACTCCTTGCGTTCTCCCTGCTCTCCGTCGCTTGCCTCCGCCACTGGCGGCGCTCCGGTTCGCAGCCCCCTTTGAGGAACCCCCAGCGCTCCCGCGAGGGCCCTAAACTTTCTCAAGTGCTTAAAAGCCGAATCGCTACCGCTTAGACAGCGCGCAGCGCGGCTGTCAAACCCGTAAAGCAATGAGTTTACCACCAAAAACCACCCAGCGAATCTAAAAGAAAATCTCTAACAGTATCTGGGGTTTCCAAAGGGGCCCGCAGAGAGAGGCGCAGGCGAACGCGGGCCCCTTTGGCGTCCTTTTGGTTCAAAGGCCTTTTGGACGAGCAAAAGGGCCTTTGATTCCCCCGCTATTTGACATAGCCCCCGAAAACAAACCGCTTAATCACGCCGTAAACGCCAAATCCCTGGTTTAGCGTCTCGTTTTTGACAATAATCTGTAACGCCTTGTATTTTTTCAGTTTCGTGTTAAACGGAACCACATTCTCCGGCAACGTGTTAAACGTCAGGTTCGTAAAGTCCAGGTCGGAAAAGTCAAAGATTCCCGCGTTCGCCCGCCGTATCTCGGTCTCAAACGTCCGGTCGGACCGCAAAAACACCTTAACGCCCGACCGCGTATAGGTTTTTACATATACCCCCGATCCCTTTTTCAAAAGCGTCTTATAAACCATGAAATCCCCGTCGTCGTCAAACGGCGTCGACCAGATCGCTCTGATCGCCTCCCCGTCGTCCGAATAGGCCGACATCTGGATTTTTCCGTCCACCTTCCGGTCCGAGTTAAACCGGCAGACCCGCCCGTCGGCCGTGCCGAAAAATAGCTCGCCGTCCAGCTCCATAAGCGCCGTCGCCGGGATGTTGTCCCAGTAGTACCATTCGTATTCATACAGCCCGCTTACGTTCTGCCGGTAAGACTTCTGCCGCGAGTCGGCGACATACGCGCGCCCGTTTAAACACAGCACGTAATATCCGTTCCACTCGGTCGCAACCGCTTTTTCCAAATTTTCTTCTTTGGTTAAAACCGCGTCGACAAACGAGGAGCGGGATGTAAGCGTCTTCTGCTCGGTGACGATCTGTGTCGTGATCGCATAGACCCCGTTTCGCGTCAAAAACAGCGGGTCGTCCTGAAGCGTCGCAAAACTGCCCTTTGCAATCGCGCCCGCTCCCGCGATTCCCTGCTTTACCGGAAAATAGTCCCCCTCCGCGTTTGTCTGCGTCGTGCGCAGAAAAACCGTCGCGTCCTGCTGGTTGTCCTCTTTGATGATCGCGAGCGCGTCGCCCGTGTTGATGTATCCCATAATCGCCGAACTGTCCGCCCCCACTTCCGTGTACGACGTGTCCGGAATATATGCCGCCGAGTCGATCCCCTCGACGTCGATCTGGCTGTGAAAGTCCGCGTTCTGATACTTCGGGTTTCCCGCGAGCCACACCCGGTTCTGGTACAGCGCACAGATCGTGCAGCCGGTTACCCGCTCTTTGTATCCTGCCACCGTCTTTTCATACCGCACCCGGAGCCCCGCTTCCGCTCCGGTCGCCGCCGGGGCTGCGGGCGCCGAAGAAAACGTCAGCGTCCCGGCCGTCCGGTCGACCGTGAAATCGGTCCCCTCCGTCTTTTCCTCTCCCCAGACCCACGCCTGGACCGTCGAAGCGTCCAGCCCCTTCGCGTCAAGCTGGAAAACTTTCTTCTCCCCGTCCGTCATAAAGAGGTTTTCCCGTTTGGCCGTCAGGAGGTTGACCGGCTGATACACGCTCTGGCTCGTCGCGCTCTGCGGGATGCTGGTCGTCGGTACATAGGCGATTTCTTCCGCGTTTTTCAGCTGCATCGTGTATTTTTGCGAGCCCTCCGTCTCCGCGTCGTAATCCGGGTTTTCAAACAACCCGTATACCAGATATTCCGCCCCGGTCAGGATGTACAGCTTTTCCCCCATGCAAAACGACGTGCTGCGCTGATTGCGTACCCCGCTTTTCAATACGCTCGCCGTGTCGTTTTGCGTGTTCCACAGGTAGATTTTGCTCCCCCCGTGAATCAACCGCCAGGCCCCTTCGACCGTTTTTAAATAAAATATCCCGTTTACAGGCCCGTCCACCTGAAGAAGCGTCCGCCAGCCGAGCCGCTTTTCCGGGAATCCGCCCGTGTCCGATATGATGTTTAAAGCGCTCGGCGAACGGTAGTCTTCCACCTGCGACGGGTCGGTCGAAAAATCGACCCCCTTGAACTTTGCATACCGCTTCATCTTCGCCGTAATGCCGGGCGCATTGCCCGGCGCCATTATTTTGGGCAATCAGTCCGCCTCCTCCAGATACACGTCCCGGTATACGTCCTGGACGATTCCTTCTCCAGTCCGGTATTTAAACGCATAATCAATCGCATCCTGCAAAGCGCCGATATACCGCGCTCGGTAGTCCTGCGCGTTAAAATTGTCCATGTCGTCGCGCAGATACAGCGCCGCAACGCCATAGGGAAACGCCACCCTTGTGATCATGTCGTCGTACGGAACTTCTTCCGTAAGGTCTGTCACAACCGGCGCGGATACAAGAAGCTCCTCTCCCCGCGCCTCGCGTACCGCGTTTTCCGTCGGCAGCGCCTCCTGCATCAAAAGGTTTAGAAAATCCGGAAAAAACGCCTTAAAATCCGCGTCCTTATCCGGGTATTCAAACAGATTGGAAAGCGCCGCTTCATATATTTCTTTTGCCGTCATGATGATTACCCCCTTCGCGGCTGTCAGCCGCGTGGGGGACCCCCTTTCATTAAAATCAAATTGTCCGAAATAAATTCGGCCAATTAGCTTCGCAACTTTCGCACTTCGTGCTTGTTGCTTCGCATGGTCTCCGCCACTGGCAGCGCTCCGATTCGCGGCAAACCCGTCGGAATGAATCCGACGATTTAACGCGGCGTGCTTTCACGGCTTTCAGCCGCTTGCCGCCGCTGTCAAACGCCGTACTGTAAAAATTCATCGATCTGTTCGTCCAACGTCAAATTGTCTTCGTCTCTCTCCCTCGCCTCGTCCGCCGGGTGCGGCCGGCCGGAAACGAAATAGCGTAGAGCGTCGGGCGCGTGCGTCAGCTCGTGCGGCTCGGAAGACACGTCGTTCGGCCGCCGCTCGTCATACTGCACCGCCGGCAGCGTGCGAATCAGGTTGCGGCAGTTTTCAAACATCCGCATCCGCGCCGTTTTGCACCCCTGTTCGTCCAGCGTCGGCTTTAACCATTCCGCAAGGTCGTACCATCCCTGCACCCGGTCGTTTGAAACCTTCGTCAGCATGATCCCGTGCTCAAAAAAAATCTCGGCCGTCGACTTGCCCGTGTCCGCGTGCCGGTTCCACAGGTCGGGCGGCGCGTAATACTGTTCGATCTCTTCCCCGTCGTCCGTCGTCTCTTTGAGCCGTTCGGCCGCCTCGGACGCCAAAAGCCCGCTCTCATAAATCTCTTTGTATACATACGCCTGGTTCTGCCCGTCAAGCGCGATAAAGTAACAGGCGAACATGTCCCGCCCATAGTCCATTGATACATACTTCCGCCAGTTCCCCGGCAGGGAAAACGGACGTAGTACATGAATCTCCGTCCGAAAATCCTTGAAATACTGCCCGACAAAAATGTTCCAGTCCCCTTCGAGCCACGCTCTGCGCAAATCTTCCGGCAGGTTCTCGAGCATCCTGACATAATCCGGGTCCTTCTGCATCAGCGCCCGGTTGTCGTACACCTTTGCCGGAATAAAACGATAGTCTTCCGCCCGCTCGGCCCCTCTGTACTCCCGGTCGATAAACAGCCGTTTTACCCATGTGTGCCCCACGCCGCCCGGGTTGCACGTCAGATACATCCGTTTGGGCAGGCCGTTCGCCCCGCGCAAACAGGCGGTCAGGGTCTGAAATTGATATTCGGAAAACTGCGTCGCCTCGTCCATGAATATCACGTCGTATTCCTGCCCCTGATACTGCAAAACGTCCCCTTCCGTGTCGCAGTAGCCCAGCTTTACCCGCGACCCGTTCGGGAACAGAAACGCCTTTTCGCTCTCTTTGTACTGCGCGATGCCCTTTAAATCGCTCATCAGCGGCAGAATGTGGTTTTCCCGGAGCTCCGGAAACGTCCGTCGTAACAGCAATATGCGGATCCCCGCATAATTGACCGCCAGAAGCCACGCCTTTTTTCGCACCGCCCAGCTCTTTCCGCCGCCCCGCGCGCCGCCGTAAGCGATAAACCGCTCGCGCGCTTTCAAAAACTCCGCCTGCTTTTCGTTCGGCCGGCTGACTGTACGCGCCGTGTTTATCCTTTTATCCGGCATAGTCCTGCAAATCCCCTTCTAAAAGAATCCGGACCGCCGTGTCCACGTTCCCTTCAATCGGCTGGGAAGCTCTGCCAAAAACCCGGTCCATGACCGTTTTGGCGCAGTCGATCCGCGTCTCGAGCCTGGCCTCTTCGTCGTTGATCGTCCGGATCAAAAGCGCGGCCGCGTCTTCCGTCGCCGCTCGCAGCATCTCTTTTACCTCGCCCGAAATCTTTTTTCGGCCTCCGCCGTGATTGCCCGGCAAAAAGCGGCCGTTTTCATCTCGATCCACCGTTTTTTCACCGTTTAACGGTTCGGTTTTTCTTTTGTTTGGCATCTTCTTCCCCCCTTTCTATCAAAAAAAGCCGGAATCGCTCCGGCTTTCTGTCTTCTTCCCTATCATAGATTGTACTACGTCAAAAGCGAACAAAACGAACAGGATTTACGGGACAGGCTTCTGATTCTCCCTCAAAAACCGGTTTGCTATCATCCTTACGCTTGCCGCCGTCGCATATCCTCCCATACGGTTTGCCACCTGCTGCCAGCTTAATCTGTCGATAAACCGGTATTCGATAATCAGCCGCACCTCGCAGTTATCGATTGCCTGTATGTATCTCAATATCCGGTTTCTCATATAGATGCGTTCCTGTTTCTTCAGATCGAGCAATCGTTTGACGTCCACAATTTCCGCCGCAATCTCTGCGATTTTGTTGTTTCTGTTCCGGTTCTTTGGCATATCCGTCAATATCCGCGTGCAGTTTTCGATCTCCCGTTCCAATTCCTCAATCCGGTTTTCCAGCGCTCTGATCTCTTTTTCCAGATAATATAACTGCATCAGTTCGCGCTTTGTCATCCTCTCTCACCACCTGGAAACGTCGTAAAATCCTTCATACCGCTCGTTCCATTTAAGCGCGTCCGGTCCCATAATCCTTTTGATCGCCTCGTCTATTTTCACCCGCATGTACTCGGCCTCCGGGTGCTTCTCCAGCGCGACCAGACATTCCGCAAACTGTTTGTTAAACGCTTCCCCGATCCGTATAAACCGCTCTCTGCCGAACGTGTCCCGCCCCATTACCTCCGGATCATTTAACACGATCGTCATCACATCCATGCACATCTGCGCCGTCCATTGCTTAACAAAGTACTCCCGGAGCTGCTTCTTCTCCTGTAACTTCTTTGCATATGCGTTTTTCATCTTTTTCTATCCTTTTTGAAATATTCTAATTCGGTTACCCCCAAAATCCTCCCATCCATAAACATCTACATTTTCTATCTTAATCACGCTTACCACCTAAATTCCTTTTCGTCCAAGTTATAAAATCCTAATTCAGATACGATATTATCCAAAGATTGTATTTCATTATCATTCAAAGATTCATTGCAAACTGAAACTTTATATAACATACCAGCTATATATGCCAAATATTTTCTTACCTCATCAGTCACTTAATACTTCTCCGCCTCCATCTGTTAAATCCAGTTCTGCACCGCAAGTTTCACACTTATTTGTACAACTGCTTTCCCAGCCTAAACATGTTTCACAGTTTGGACAATACGCTATGTACCCGTCTCCATAATCTTCTATGATTGGTTTTATTGAAGGTCCCCGTTCGATATGTTCTTTAGATCCGTTTGTCTCCACGTTTCCGCTTCTCCTCTCTGTATTCCGACCTTTTTCAAACCTCCTGAATCGTCACATGATGCCGGTCCTGCATCAGCTTGCGTTTGAGGATGTATTCCCGCGTCCGCGTTCCCGCGCTCTTCACATCTTCGACGATCTTTCGCCCTTCCCCGTCAAGATACGTAAAATCCGCCCGGTAGGTAATCGCTTTAATCCTCCGCCCTTCCGGCGTTACATAGCCGTTTTGCAGCACGAACGTCTCTTGCAGCTTCAAATCTTTAATTTCCCCCGCCTTCAGAAGCAGCAATAATTCTTGATATCTTCCCGCCTCTTTCCGGCTGTCAAATACGATCCCGTTTACTTCCGTCTTCCGGTTTCCGTACTTCGCTTTCTTTTGCTCCTCTTCCATCCTGTATTTCTCTGTCGCCTGTTTCCGGTATCTCTCCGGCAACTCTGCAAGCGATATCCCCATTTTTCTGCCTTTCCTTCCACTCTCCGCATACCTTCGGCCACATGTCGCAAAACCACTCTGTAAACGCCCGGCATTCTCTGTAATCGCACCCTCTGCTATGGACCGGCCGCCTGCATGTCCTGCATGGCGACGGCTTAAGCTCCATCTTTATCCCCCGTTTTTAATTTTCGCTTTTCCTCCATGTGCCGTTTTACCCGCCTGATACTCTCGTCGTCCGACTGACCGCCTGTATACACGGCCGGTTTTCTCGGGTCGCACACTTCATCCTCCCAGCGGCCCTGATTGAGCCATGTCGCCGGATTCGGGATAAACCGCCCGTTTTCCACCTGCCATTGGGTGCTTCCCTTCTGCGCCTCCAACGCATGAAGCAACGTCTCTACCGGGACTTTTGCCCGGCTATACGCTTTCCGCGCCGCTTCCTTCCCTACCTTCTTCGGGTATGCAGTCCAAAATCTCTCGAATGAGGCGGGCGCGCGCGGCGGCCCCGCCGCCGCTTTCTTGTTAGAGATTCCGTCAGGAATCTCTTTTTCTTTCTTTTCTTCTTCTTTGTCTTTGTCTTTATCTTTGTCTTTTTCTTTGTCTTTTTCTTTGTCTTTGTCTTCTTCTTGGTAACTTTCGCTAGATTTCGCTAACTTTCGGTAGAGTTCGCTAGCTTTCGCCAGACCGCCCGCCCTTCCGTTTTCCACTTTGCTCTGGTAAACCTGATTGTCTCGGTCTATCTGTGCCTGGAAGGCAGGAAAAATAATGGCTTCTCTTCCCGACAGCATGGGGATCTCTCCCGTCTCGCCATATTCCAGTATCGCGATAAAGAGTCTTCCTTTCTCTGCGTCCGATAATGCCGTTATTTGCTGTTTCCAGTCGTAATAGGCTTTGACATACTTCTTTGCCATTGCTTTAACCCCTGTTCGTTTCTGTGTGTTTGATCTCGCAAATGTCCTCTATGCAATCCATAATTTCGTCCGGACACCGCTGCCCACCACAAGCGCAGAAGCTCCAAAACGGGCACCCGTCGCCGGAGCAGCTCCCCCCTTCGCAGCTTCTGACAAGCTGCGCAAACTCATGTACATTTTCGCATATGATTTTCATGTGATATCCTCCTCAAAACGGCAGTTCGCCCTCGTCCTCTTCGTTTGCATCGGTAAACTCCGGCGCCTCTTGGCTCCCGTTTCTCGCCCGCATAATCGCCTGCCAGGTGGGCGACTTTTCAATCAGCTTCTGTACCCATTCCGGCACCCTCTTGAGCTTTTCCGGAGCTTCCTCGTCCTCCATGTCAAATATGATCGGCTCGTTCTCAAGTTCCGGCGTATCTACCCCGCGCATTGCCTTCGATATCCCCGATATATTCGCATACCGCTTCCCGTCGCGCTCGACATTCACGATGCTCACCGTGCACGGCGTACCCACCACCTTTTCAAGGCAGAATCCTGCAAGCTCCTCCTGTGTAAACGGCCGCCCGCGCCATGCGCATAAATCCTTGAACAGCGTCGATTTCTCGTTTAACGACGCCGTATAGATTTTCGATATCCACCGGGGCTTATCCTCCCCGTCCACCGTGATCCGCTCCCCCGGCAGCTCGTAAAATATCATCACCTTGTCTACATACTTTCCGTTGCGCTCGTTAAACTGCGACCCCAGGTCCGCTACCCCAGCGCACCGCGCCGGATACGTTCCCGCATCGATTGGCGCGTATCCGCTTCCGCCCGTTTCCTTTACTGTCAACGACATTCTCAAGTCTTCCTTTCTTTTCTTTCTCCCCCTTCAAGGCTTGCGCCTTGCGGGGGACCCCCTCATATTGGATAAAATTGTCCGAAATAAATTCGGCCAATTAACGCGGCGCGCTTTCTGAGCAAAGCTCAGGCCGCCGCTTGGCCTCTTAAAATACCGGCTCTTCCAGCTTCACCGGGCATTCTCGCCCCCGCATGTAATCCGGCGCCGGAATAATCTCGCCCGTCCTTAAACATACCGCCCGGTCGAGCTTGTAATCGTCTTTGAGCAGTATGCAATGCCTGCATACCGTCTCCCCTTCCGGGAAATATATCTCTACCGTCCCTGTCGTGTAGTATTTCACGCCATCTCTAAACCCGTTCATATTTCAGCCTCCATACGTCTGCCAGCGTCTTAAGCGGCGTTCTGTCAATTTTCTCCCGGAAACAGTCCTCGCACAGGTCGCATTCCTCGCCGTCCCATTGGAATACTGTTTCGCCCTTGTATATCTCTCCTCCACATCCGGCGCAGAATTTCACCGGCCTCTCCTCCTGCGCGTCGCACCCTCTAAAATCGTCCGGGCATATCATTGACTTTCTCCCCCCTTCAAGGCGTCCCGCCTTGCGGGGGACCCCCTTTCATTAGAATCAAAACAGCCGGGGCCCCGTCTGTTTAGCGCTGCAACTTTGCAAACTTCGTTTGCGTTGCTGCGCCTCCCTCTGTATGCTTTCTGTCGTGCAAGTTCTTTTTCCCGATGCGCCGCGTAATATGCCTTCTGATACGCCCGCGCTTTTTCCTTGTGCGCTGCCCGATACACCTTTTGCCGTTCGGCAATTCTTTCTTTGTTCGCTGCATAATACGCCTTCTGGTACGCAAGCAATTCTTCCCGGTGCGTCTCCCGCCAGGCATTCTGTTGACTCTTGGCATTCGATTGTGATATATTAATATTGTTATAGTTTGTTTTTTGACTGCCGTGCTTTTGTGGTGAAAGCGCGGCGGTCTTTTTCTTTTCATACCTGTCGCAGCTCTCCGCCGGACAACCCCGTCTTTTCCCCGTTATAAACAGATACAGACAGGCCGTGTCCTTTGGATCGCTTCCGATCTGTTTGCGGTATTTGCATCCCCGGCAACTTTTGCGTTCCGCGTCCCTGCGTTTGAATACGCTCCAGTTGATTAGCTGTATACAGCTCCCGATTGTCAGTCCCATGCCCACACTTCCGCCTCCTGTTTGCCCAGCTTCAAAGCCTCCTCGTGGCTTGCGCAGAATACGTCGATGATCCGCCCGTCGTATTTCTCAACGATCCATTCGGCGGGCTTGTCCTGTACCACTCTCCGCCCCAGTCCTTCGATCTCGATCTCCGTCCCTTCGGGCAGCGTTTCCCAGTCCGCTCCGACCGTCACCCCGGCCTCCGCCCGCGCCCCGCTCGCCGTCAACGGGTTTTCCTCGTTCGACCATTTCCCGCAACACTTCGGGCACGCGCAGTAGAAAGTTACTGTAAACGTCCCCAGTGAGGTCTTTTCTGTTTCCGGTTTTGCTTTTACTGTCTCGGCCTGCGGGCCTCCCAGCACTCCCGTCACCAGTTTCACTGGTTCCTCCTTCACCGGATCCGCCGCTGTGAGCTTGTCCGCACTGACCGGCCCGACCGCCGCCTGCATCGCCTGCGTATTTTCCCTGAGCTCCTCAAGCTCCGCCCGGCAACGGTCCAGTCCTTCGTCCACCTCTTCGAGCTTCCCTTTCGCCCAGCCGTTGAATCCGATCAATACGATCAGCATCACCGATATTACCCAGACCGGGCCGTATGTATTTTGATGTTTCATGTTTTTGTCACCATTTTTTGTCACTTTCCGCACATAATCCGTGCCAGCGTCGCTTTACTGACTTTACGGTTTGTAAAAGGAATATGCTTCTTCGCAGTGTCTTTTGATCGATATCCCATAATCCGCATAGTCTCTGGTATCGTCAACATCTCATGGTCCGGGTATAGCTCGTTTAGCCGTTCCAGATTTGACCGATAGTCTTCTTTTTCTCTGGGCATCATATCACTCCTTCCCGTGCGACTATATTTCGGTTATTTCACCTTGTTCTTTTCTTCGGTTATGATGCGTTCCAGCATGTGCGCCCGTTCCTGATATTTCTGAAATTCTTTTTCCATTCCTTTTTTGGGGACCGTCAGTTTCCAGTTCCCGCTTACCGCGAATACGTTGTCCATTGTTTCGTCATATATCTGCCTTAACATCTCCAGATCCGTCATTCTGTTTGTCTCCTTTCCGTCGCCCTCCCGGGCGGCTTTTTTTGTTGACCTATCTTTTTATTCGTGTTATTCTTGTTTCACATCCGGGCGAACAGCTTCAATACAATAGTGGAAGGGATGCTTTTTATGGATACCAATGATAAAATTGCTCAGGTCTTAGAGGACCTACTGTCTAAACAAAATCAAACAATCAGTATGCTCGAAGATTTGAGCAAACGTGTAACAAAGATAGAGATTAACCAGGAAAATACAGTTTTACCTCAAATGCAGCTTCTTTCAGAGGGCCAGACTACCATTCAAGGCCAGATCAGAAAACTTTCTATCATAGACAGTATGCAGGATGACATCTCTACCCTTAAATCCGCCGTTCGTTATCTCTCTGAAAAGGTACAAAAATTAGAGAATGCTATGTAAAGGTTGATATTTTCCCGCCGCCCGCTGGGCGGCTTTTTTTAATCTTTTTGTTCCTGTTTCAAAAGCGAACGTTCAGGAAACAGCGCGTCTATCGAACATCCATATGTTTCAGCAATACGGGGCAGCAGCTTTGTTTTCGGCATAGTTTTCCCTGTCTCCCACATGGAAACCGTGCTGGAAGATTTTAATCCCATCTCCCAGGCCGCCTGTTCCTGCGTTAGCCCCGCTTCTCTCCGGCAGCGTTCAAAGCCGTTCATTTTTATACCTCCTTTGGCTAAAGATTATTTTGAAGAAAGTCAACAACTTTCTTCAAACATCGTGATATTTCATTTTCCTCCGTGCCGATTATACTTGAGATGACTATGCTCGAGCAGGAATACACGCTCTCCGTGCGATAAAATCTGCTCAGCGCAACAGGGTGACAGCCAATGGCCAAAAAAATAAACTATGCAAGCCTGTATACTCTGCGAAAGGACGGGCGTTATCAGGGCAGTTATACGGATGAAAAGGGACGGCATTACGTCTATGATCGGGACCCGGAGAAGCTGTGGTATAAGCTGAATACCCCAAAGGCTCCAGAAATCATTACTTTTTCCTCGCTGGCAGAAGACTGGAAAGCCGATCATTGGGAACGAATCGGATATAAAACAGCGGAAGCATATACTGCTCCATTGCGACGTATCATCAATCACTTTGGGCGTTTTGAATCAATCAGTGCGTCGGATGTCTCTGCTTACCTGGCTATGCTTGCAAAACAGGGATATTCCCGCCGGTCTGTTCAAATGCATCGGGATATTCTGCACATGATATATAATTATGCAATTGTCTCAGGTAAGGCTTCCGTCAATCCATGTACCGCTGTTTCCCTGCCGCGAAACCTGCCAGTTAAAAAGCGCTCTTTGCCAACAGATAACGCTATGGAAGCGGTTAAAAAAGGTGGAAATCAACCTTTTGGTCTATTCGCACTTATATGCCTGTATGCCGGCTGCCGTCGCGGAGAAGCGCTCGCGCTGCAATACGAAGACTTTGATTTTCAAAATAATACGATCGCCATTTCCAAATCGGTCTGCTATGCAAACGGCCGCGCGTTTTTAAAAACGCCAAAGACAGAAAGCGGCAACCGCACCGTAATTCTGTTGGACAAACTAAAAAAATATATTCCTAAATGTAAAAAAGGCTTTATTTTTGCCGAAAAAGATCGTAATATGTTGATAACAGAGGGAGAATTTCAAACCCTGTGGGAACATTACCAGAAGGAAACCGGCGTCACCTGCACCCCGCACTGCCTGCGTCATGCCTATGCGACCATGCTGTTCGAGGCGGGACTTGACGTAAAAGACGCGCAGGCTCTCATGGGACATGCAAATATCTCTGTCACACAGGATATTTACACCCACATCCGCAACGCCAGAATGAAACAGGCGGCAGAAAAATTAAATCGCTTTGACCTTTAATTTTTTTACCCGTTTTGCTGTGTCGTTTCTGTGTCACTTTATTTTCAAAGTCATGCAGTTTCATGCAAAATCATGCCGCCGAAAAACAAAGAAAAAAACCGCTGAATCCCTTAAAATCAAAGGAAACCAATTGCAAATTGAAAAAAAAGGGGGGCGAATACCGCCCCCCTTTTCCTCTGTCAGCCGTTTGCGCACATGATCTCGTAAACCGCCCATGCCTCTGCGTTGGAATACCCGTTTTCCCTGAGCCATCTGATCCTTTTTTCCTTTGCGTTGTTCGCCGGTTTTCCGTTTTGATCTCTGTCCGACTGGATCGTCTGCAACTTCCAGTAGATCGCCATAAACCGCCGCTCGTCCATGCCAAAGCGGATCGCCGCCTCCTGAAACCGCCTTTTCTGGCTGTCCGACATCTGCATGTTCAGTATCGCGTTCTGCTTTCTCCTGGCGAGCGTCGAGTTGATCACGACGTTCGCCTTCTGATACCCCGCGTGTTCCCCTTCGCATTCGTTCTGCGTGAGGTAAATTGGCGCAAACTCGCCCGCCTTCACGCCGTACTTGGAAAGCTCCTGCATTTTTTCCGCAAACCCGTCGGTTTCGTAGTTGCCCCCTTGCTCTTCGAGGTATTCCGCCTTCGCCTGCGCGCTCGCGTATTCGTAAACCAGCTTGATTGCCGCCGCCTTTTTCTCGTCCGTCATGTTCCGGTAGCTCCTGCTTTCAAGCAGGTCGGCCACCCCTTCGTGCGCCGTCTTGCCCATGACGCGCTGATATTCCGCCCGTTCCTCCCCGTCGAGGATGTATTTTGTTTCCTGATACGTCAGCGAATAATCCGCCGCGTGCGGCAGAAGGCTCTTGTCCCCGGTCGCTTTGTACAGCCGGTACATCTCGTTCGACGCTTCGGTCGGTTTGGCTTGCGCCGTGTTCGCCGGGTTGAAAAAGACGTTGAAGAAATCGTTCTGGTTCTCAATCGTCCGTCCCAAAACGTCCACGTTCTCCGGCAGCGTCTGCCGAAGCCCCGGAATCCGCGCCTTCACCTTGTTGACCGCCGTCGTCACATACGGGCTTTGGTTGTCGTAGCTGCTTCTGACCGCCTCGTCGCCAAAGGACGCGATCTGGTTCATCAGCGACGACGCCGGCAGCCACTTGACCGGCTCTTCCGCCGCCGCCTCAAGCAGCCCCGTCATCAGATCGTCCTCCCCGAACAGCGTTTGAATCGACTGCAAAAAGCTCTGCTCGGCCAGCACCGATATGCCGCTCTTCCCGGCCGACAAAATCTGGTTGAGCAGGGTTGCCAGCCCCTCGCCCGACCGGAAATATTCCGTGATCTTCCCCTCGTCGACCGTCTGTTCCAGGTCGGCCGCTATCGCGAGCAGCCCGCCGACCGGCTGGGCCCATTCGTAAGAATAGCTTTTGTCCCCGATCTTTACGCTGTACGGCTTGATCCCGAGCACGTTTTCCTCAAACTTCCGCACGTCCTTGTCTTCGTCCCCCGCGCCGCTTAAATACCCGTTGGCCGCCAGCATGTACGCCGTGCCGACCAGTATCGTGCCCACGATCCCGTTTGAAAGGTTCGTCACAAAATCCCGCTGCATCTGCGCGGTCGCTTTCCCGTTTTGCATCGCGATCGTCAGCGCCCGTCCGTCCCGCGCGAGCGTCTTTACAAGCCCGGCCGGCGAAAAGTCGACAATCGCCTTTGCCAAGTTCATCGGCGTTTTGACAAACGGCATAATCATGTCTCCCGGCCCGTAACCGCGCCCGAGGTTGAGCGTCCGCCGCACGCCGGAAGCCGCCTTCGTCCATGCGTTCGCGTCCTGCCAGGTCCGCCTCAGCGCGTCGTTCGTCGCGATGCTGATCATCTCGGCCGTCGGCTTGTTCACATGGTTCAGTCTCATCTGGTTGTTGAGCGATTTGATAAACCACGCCTCGTAAAACGGCCGGTCCCCCGCGTCGAGCAGGAAGGAGTTTACCCGGTCGAGCGCATTCAGCGCCTTTCCAATCGGGCTTTTGTTTGAAAAGCTGTTTCCCTCGCCGATCTCGAAGCGGTCCCCCTCCGCGTTTCGCGTGTTGATACCCCGCCGGAAATCGTCGAAACTCTCGTACAGCCCTTTTTTCGCCCCGCTCAGCATCCCGCGCGTCGAGCTCCCCGTCGTGCGCACCCCGGTCTTCTTCGCAATCATCCGGTCGACCCCGCTTCCGACAAAGTCGCTCATCGCGTGTATCGGCGCGATGAGCGCGTTTCCCTGAATGTTTCTCAGCTGCGTCTTCGGGTTTAACAGCAGGTTCGTGCGCACATACGTTCTCGCCTTCTGCCCGAAATTTTTAGGGATCTTGTCCGCAATCAACGAGGAAATCTCGGCCAGCAATATCTTTTTGTCCCGCCCTTCGGGCAGCTTCTGCGCCTTTTTAACGTTGTCGACAATCTTCTGCGTCTCCTCTTCGGTCAAGGTAAACCGTCCCTTGTTGCGCTCGACCCATGCGCGCGCCTTGTTCTCCAAAAACCGCTCCTTTGCGTCGTCGAGCGTCTTCTGCGCATAGGCGAGCATCCCTTCCGGCGTCATCCGGCCCATGATCGAGAACATCTGCACCGTCTGCCCGGCCGCCGTGCCCATTTCGCGCAGTTTCTGCGCCGCCGCGATCATGCCGTCATAGTCGCCCGCCTTCTGGTACCGGTCCATGAGCAGAAACCCTTTTGCAATGTCCTGCGCCGTCGCCTGTTTTGCGTCCTTTCGGAACCACGCTTCGATCTCTCCCCGGCCCCCGTCGTCCAGCGCGTCGGCCGCTTTGCGCATCGTCTCGTCGTTTGCGATCCGGTCGTAGCTCTGGATGCTGCTGTCCTTCCGCGCCGCCTCCCTGAGCTGTTCGCCGAAATAATTTTGCTTTTCAACCGATTCGGCAAAACGGGAACGGCTGTCCCCCGCTTTCCCGCTTCCGGGCTTTTTCTCCGGCAGCCCGACGATCTCCTCGTCCGTCATCCGGCTCAGCTTCTTCGGGTCCAGCCCCGCTTTTTCCAGATATTCCGATACGTCTACCGAACTGCGGCCGTCTTTTGTCTGTTCCGCTTTTTCAAGCGCTCTCCTCATCTCCGTGTGCCCTTGCATGTCGTTTTCGCCCGACGTGTATATTATTTTGCCGTCCGGCGTATACTGTACCGGGGAGCCGTCGAGGGTCTGCCAGTCTTTGATTTTCCGGCCCTCTATCTTGACTTTTCCGTCTTGATATGTTACGCTTCCCATAGAACCAAAAACGGTTGTATCTGAGGGCAATCGGAGCCCGAGGCCCTGCAACCAGTTTTCGGTTCTTTTTTTGTTTTCGTCTAAATAGAGTATCTCGCTGTCAGTAATAAACTTCGCAAGGTTGCTGTCCTTTCCATAGGCGCTCGCGATAATGTTTAGGTTCAGTAACTCTCCGCCTCTATTTGTTGGCATCAGTTCCAAAATAGCAGTAACCGGGTTGCCGCTTTGATCCCGTATTTCTCCAAATATGGCCAGTCTGCTGTCAGAATTTTGGGATTTTAAGACCACAATTGGATTTTCCAGAATTTGCGGAATTTGCTTAATAGTTTCTTTCGTCATGCTTTTGTGTTTCTTCAAAATTTTTGATATCTTGGCGCTATGCCATATGATGTTCCGGTCATCAACACCGATAGATTTTAATGCCTCGGAAGTATTTCCTGCCAGGAATGTACGCTCGCTTTTTCCGTTCCACAAATCAATCTCGGTTTCAAAATTCGGGTTAATCATCGCCCTGCCGCCTGCCTCGTCCTCCGTATGGAGGGTTCGGGCGGCGTTTTCATTTTGTACGGTATTTCTGACCGCCTGCGCCCCTTCAAGGCTTGCATTCTGCGCCTGCTCGGTCACCGTGTCCGCATAGGAAAAGCCGTTGACCCCCGCGTAAGCGTCCGCGCAGATCTCTTCGATGTACGCGTTTTCGTTATCTCCGTAACAGCCCTGATACGCCTGCGTATACGCCGCGACAAACTGCTTGAGTTCTCTTTCTCCGCCCCGCTGTACAATCTGCTCGGCCAGTCGGGAAACCAGCCCCGCGTCCCGTTCGGCCAGTTCGTGAAACGCTTCGTGCCGGGCGATCTGCCGGGCGGTTACGCCGTTGTTGATTTTGACGTACGCCCGCCCGTCTTCGTAATATCCCCGGCTTTTGAGCTTCTTCCCGCCGCTCGTCACCGTGATGTCTCCCAAAAAGAATACGGGCTCGATTCCCTGCTCGCGCAGTTCGTCGGCCGTCCGTCTCAGGTCCTCGTCGTATAACGCTTCCGGGTAAATGTCCGCTTCCTGCCCCAGCGCTTCTACATATTGCCGCTGAGCTGACGAAGCCGCGTAACGATTTTCTCGTTCAGTTGCGTATTCTCTCTGCGTTTTCCCGCCCGTATTTCGTCCTGCGCCTTCTGCCATTCGGCCAGTTTGTCTTCCGGTATCGAGACCAGCATCCCGTTCGCCGCTTCCATTAAATACCGCTTCATTGTTTTGCGCTCCTTCCTGTGTACTGTGTGCCCTTTGGGTACTGCGTGCCCTTTGGGTATCATTTGCCCTGTCTGTGTCTATACTGTTACTGTACACCCTTTGGGTGTTGACTCCATATCCGTTTTGTGGTACTGTGGTGTCAATAGAAGCAGGGATTTCAGCACCTGCGTTTTCGGACGTAGCGTCGGGCGTTTTAGCAAGGACGGGGAGCTGATTCCCTGCTTCATTATTTCTTGCCATATAAGCCGAGACAACAAAGGTTGTCTTGGCTTTTGTATTAGGTATCGCCTCAACCACATAATAAGTCCCGTTGACCTTTTTTACATAGCGTACAGTATCCGCCTGCCCCGGTTTTCCATTCTCTTTGTTTGTTGTATAAGCGCGGGATTTTCCGCTCAGTTCCATAAAATCATAGTTATCTATGACATACTGCATTCGTGCAATGTCGTTGATATCCTGCATGGATTGGTCTGCTTCGCCTTTCTCCCCGTGCCGGTTTACAATATGTTCTGCAATTCGCTGTTCAAGAACTGTCTGAAATCCGGTGGTATCGACGCCGGTCAACTTTTTAATATCCTCTGCCGCCCTTTCGCTTACCGGATGAAGCGGATATCTGCCATTGTTGCTTCCCCTGTTCGCCATTGAATTTTCAATGAATCTAACAAGATCGTCGTCAACGGCAGATTGATATTCTTCTATCGTCTTCTGCTCCGCCGCCGTATGTACGGCCGGGTTCGTGTTGATAACCGTGCTTTCCGTCGCGTCGTTTGACGCGGCGTTTTCGTTTATCTGCACGGGATTTGCCGCCTGCAAACGGTTTGTTCCGGTCTGCCTGTTTTGCAATATCTGCGGCGCCTGTACCGCGCCCGACAGCGCCAGGCCGGAGAGAGCGCCCCCTGCGCCCGCTTTTGCGACGTTTTTAATGAAAAACTGCTCGATCGCCTGCTGCTGCGCTCTGCTTTTGCTCATTCCGCCGTCCATCAGTTCCTTCTGATATTGCATAAAGTCGGATTTGTCGCCCATAATGCGAATTTCGTTCAGCGTTCCCGCAATTTCGGACACAATCTCCTCCGACGCTTCCATTCCGGCCTGTCGAAGCACCTCTTTGATCACGCTGCGGTCGGGCGCGCCGTGCCGGATCAGTTGAAACAGGTTTTCGGTCGGCATTTTTTCGGTTAAATATTCAATGATGCCGGCCTCCATACCGAGCGCAAACGCCTGTTCGGGTGTCGCCCCTTTCTGTAACGCTTCGTATGCCGTGTCCGATGTAACGCTCAGTCCCATTACCGCAAGACCGGCTCCCGGACCCAGCGGCAGCCGCGCCGCGTTTTCTGCAATCGACAGACCTGTCTCGGCCAGAAACCGTCCAATACCGCTTGTCCCTTCAAGCGCCGCCTCGTGCGCCTGCCCCGATTGGACCACCCCGCTCCACGCCCTGGAGTTTAAGTTTACCGGCGTGTGTTCTCCGGTTGCTTTTCGTTTGAATATGTCGCCCGCAAGGTCGATCGCGGCGACCGCCTTCATCGGTTGCGATATGATCGCGTCTATCACCGCGCCCGCCCGGTTGTTTTTGTAAAATTCCTCGTCCGCGCGTTGTCGCTCTTCCGCTTCCAGCCGGTCGAGCTCCGGCCGCAAAAGGTCAAGATATGCGTCCGCTTCCTTTGTCCCTTCGGTCTCAAGCAGATAATGATACATTTCCCGCTGGTCGTCGTCCAGAAATTTATAGTAATAGCGCGTGTCGTTGTCCGCTTCAATCTCTTCCCGCTTCATCCGGTTTTCCAGCAGGGGAGCCACCCGGTCGTAACGCGCGATCCGGCTTTCCGCCTTCTTTGCTCCCGCCGCCGCTTTGCTCTGAAAGTCCGGCCGGGCCCGCAGCCTGTTCGTCTCGCGCAGTTTCTCTCCGGTCTTCCGGTTCGTCTCCAGCGTTACCTGCTCGTTGTATTTTTCGTTCGCCTCCGTCGCCGCCGTCTGCGCGCTTTCATAGTTGCTTTTGGCGAGCGCCGCCAGCCTCCCGGTCTCCGGGTCCCCCGTCTCGTTCGCCGCCTGTTGTAATTTCATCCAGGTATTGCGCTTTACAGATACGTCGTCCTGCTTTTGAGACACGTTTTCAAGCAATACGTCTGCATACCGCCTGTTCCCCGCATAAGTGACCGCTTTCTCCCCGGTCTTTATCCGGTTCGCCTTTTCCAGCCCGGAATAGGAACCCACCCTGTTTTGCGCCGCCTGCGCGCCGAACAGAGCGCTCTGCCCGGCGGCTGAACGCCTTGTGCTTCCTGTGTTTTCGATCTGCCTGAGCGTGTTGCTCCGCGCCGCCGTCTGTGCCGATTGAATCGCTTTTTTCGGCGTGACCGGCAGGCTGTTCAGCGCCTTTGAATTTAATATCGGCAGCGGGAGGATGTTTCTGTTTTGCGTTTGTTCTGCGGCGGTCCGCGCCGACTCCGCTATCCTGCCGGCCAGGGACGCGACCGCGCTCGCTGTCTCACTTTGTTGTTTGTATTGTTTTACCGCTTGTTTAAAAGACTCCGGCACTTTTCTTCTCACCATATGCCTGTCCTCCCTTCGCCTTATTTCCAAAGCGGGTTTTGAGTCGAATAATCAGTAAGCGCCTGCGCCAGCTTTGTTTCCCAGTTGTTTGCGTTCCAGCCGTTTGCCCATGTGACTTTTCCGTCTGGAGAAATATTTATTCCTCCGTATTCATATAAAAGCATTCCATTTTTAGCCGCCTTGTCGCTCCCCAACGGTGAGAAGTCATAGCCCGCCGTACTGCTGTTTGAGGCCGTCGTCCCCGTCGTGCCCCAGTTACCCGAAGACAGCGGGAGCGACTGAAGCGAGTTTAAGCCCAGTATGTTCACTCCCTCGTTTATCGTGTCCCTGAGGTTCTGAACCGCCGGGGTGGCCGCGAGCGCCTCGACGGAGGACATGGCCGCCGGTTCGTATGAACCGCTGGAAGACCGGCTCGAACCGGACGATCCGCCGCTTCTTGTGCCCGTCCGGTATGAATTCGTCTGTTGGTCCGCAAGCATTTGCGCCTGATACGCCGCCTTCATCGCCGCGATCTGCTCTTCGGTAAACCCGAGCGCCCTGTACCCCGAAAAATCGCCGTATGCCGCCAGCGTCTGCGCAATCGCCGAAAGCCTGTTGTATTCGTCCTGCTCCTGCTGATAGGCAAACGTCTTTTCCCAGTTCGCCTGGTCCTGCGCCAGCTGGTCGCGCGTCAGTTGCCGGTTTAAGATGTTGTTCTGGTTGTCAATCATCTGTTGTCCGATAATCTGGGAATAGGCCGCCAGCGCGTTGGCCTTTTCAAAGTTGCCCGTCATCTGCGCCTCTTCTTTTGCAAGCTCAATTTCGTGCAGATAATCGGAAAGCGTGTTCTGGTTTTCGTTCAGCGCCCCCTGATAGGCGTTGCCGATGCTCGCAAGGTTCGATTCGGAAAACCCGCTGTTCGCCAGTCCCAGGTTCGCCATCCCCTGCGCGTTCGCGCCAAACGGGTTGGAAGCCTGCATATATGCGTTGTACGCGCTGATGTTCGCGTTCTCGGTCTCCTGTTTCGCCGGGTCGATCTTGGCGTTTAAGTCGTTGATCGTCTGTTTGATCTGCGCGTCAAGCGCCGCCTGCTCCGCGTCTTTGGCCTGCTCCATCAGTTTCATCGCCTCTTCATATGGGTCGTACTGGCTGTCCTCGGTGGTCAGTCCGTCGCCGTAGCCGACCGTCGTTCCCGCATAGGCGACCCCCTTGCCGTCCACCATCTGCCATTTGCGGCCCGACGTGTCCGTGACGATCGATCCGTTGTCAATCCGGGTGTTGCCATACGGGTCCTTGTATGTCTGGCCCCCGATGATATATCCGGTCAGGCTCTCGCCGTTCGGCCCCTGGTAGGTGACTTTTGTCGCCCTGGACGAGCCCGACGAGCTGCTCTTTTTTCCCCCGGATGAAGAGGAGCTGTTTTTTTTCGTCGGCGTCGCGTTCTGCCCGGAAGAGTCGGTCTGATACCCCGCGCTGTTGCGGATTCCGGCCGCAATCTGGGCATACTGCCTCTTTCCCGCCTCGTCTCCGGCCGCGTTCGCCCTGTTCCACCCCTCGGTCGCCTTCTGCAACTGGTTTAACTGCGACTGGGATAAATTCTTCTTGTCATAATCGGTTACTGCCATCGTCTTTTCCCCTCCCGTAAATTCAGATCATCCGACTGTCGATATCGGCAAGCATATACTCCGTTACATTCTTGATCATCTGCGCAGCCTGCGCCCGGGTCAACGGTTCGTCCGGCCGAAAGGTGTTGTCCGGAAATCCGTTCATCAGCCCGACCTTCACAACCTCTTCGATCACGCTTTTCGCCCAGTGGCCTTCAATATCGGTAAACATCGCGTTCTCTCCTTCGATATAGTTCTGAATATCCACTTCCTCCGGTTTCGGAAGTATCGGCAATCCCCAGCCGGTCTTCGGGTCCTTGCCTGCGCTCCCCAAGTCCCTGCAGCAGTCTTTCAGAAATTGATACATCTTCTCTCGCCTCAGCGCCTTCCCCGTCTTCTCGATGAACAGGTGGTTAATACAGGCCGCCATCCCGGCCAATGCGGGCGTCGCACAGCTCGTCCCCTGAAAGACAACCGACGCGCCGTTTGCATAATACACTCTCAATCCGGTCGGCCCGCAAAAGTCTACTTCATTTGATTCAGAACTGTATGCCGGTAGTTTCATGGAAGGCACCTCCACCGCTCCGACCCCGTAGATCCCTTCCGCGTACAGAAGCTGGTTGAACTTCTCCCCGCCGTAATTCCCGGCCGCCGAGAAAAAGCTCAGATGCGGCAGACCGTTTAATACTTCATCATATGCCCTGCCATTTACTTTACTTGATACACTTAAAAACATGGTATCAACATTGTTTTTTTGGATATATCCCACGCTGAACCGCTTAAAATCGTCAAGACTATAAGGCAACTGCACGATCGTCCGTTCGGGCGCAAATAGGTGGTGGATATACGTCGTCTGATACGCATGACCCTCTTCTAACTGATTGTCATACAATCCTTTGAACGGCTCTTCGACAAAGCCCTCTAACTCCGTCCCTTTTGGGTCAAACTGTTCCCCCGTCGCCGATAAACCAAGTTTCCCGGTATATCCCGCATCGTGCCATGCACTTACGCCGCAGTAGTCAAGCGCCGCCTGATTTGGATTACTCATCGCAGCGCTCCCGCCATGTTGATCAGCAGCTCGTCTAAGTATTTCACCACCTGCACCGCATTCTGCCAGTAAGCCGGGCTCTGAATCACGCCCTTGTCCTGCAACGCTTTGATCGCTTCGTTTACCGTCATCGTTTTTTTCACCCTCTCAAAGATGTAATATTTCTTCGTGTCCTGCGCCAGGTTCGCAGGCGTGCAGTACACCAGATTCCCGTTTACCACCGCACGGCCCCGTCTAGCTGCCGTGTCGAATTTCCCCGCGTACAGATATGGGTCGAGCACCGTCACATACACCTCTCCGATCTCGGCCGCCACGACGTAATGTCCGCCGTCCGAAAACAGACCTTTGTAACTGCCTACGTCCCCTTTGACGTTGCAGATCACTATCGCTTTGTTATATCTTAATTCGGAAAACGCCGCGTCCCCGCTGGTCGTCGTCGAATATTTCACCGCGAATCTCTCACACACCGCTTTCGCCAGTTTCTCCATGTCCGTCCCGCCGGATACTCTGGCCCCGGATGATAGCGCAAGCGCAACCGACTTTTCCGGCGGAAAACTCCCAGCGCCCAGGTTCTCAATCACCATCGACATGCTCACTGGCCCACAGCCCGATGTTTTCACCGTCGCGCTCTCATATCCCGCCGCCGGGTATTTGATGTCTCCGTAATTTCTCTGGTTGTAGTAGATCAATTTCTCACTCCCTTTTCCTGCTCCCTTTAAAACAAAAACGCCGCCTCTTGACAGAGTCGGCGCTTCGCTGTATCATAATTGTAGAAATGGGTATTGCCGGTTGACGGTTAGCCCTGAAAGATATTAGCTATAAGAGTAGCCGCTAACTTTGTGAGGGTTGGGCGGCTATTTCTTTTTGCCAATCTGGACAACCAGACTGACAATGCTGATGATAACAAGTAAGAGCTGAAACAGCTCATTATATGTAACCATAAGCACCACCCCCTCAACAGGAGAGTGGCTAACCGCCTGCCGTTGCGGCAATACCCGCAAACATTCTACAAAATACTGCCCGCTCTGTCAATCCGCGCCCCTATGTGGGGCATTTTTTTATTCTTCCGTTTTCACCTCTGGCAGTCCGGCGACCGAAGTCAAAAGGGACAGCACCCCTGCAAGTACCGAAGCGCTCACGACCATCTTCCAATCCACCGAAGACAACACCGCCGCCGTCCCGATCGTCGCCACCGCCGTCTGCGCTACCGTCTTGATTGCTCGCACCAAAGCCGCTTTCATCCATACTTTCGCTTTTTCGCTCATACTTTTTCCCCTTTCCTGTGCTCCTCCAGCTTAACAATCCGCACCTCGTGATTGTCCAGCTTCTCCTGCATCTTTTTGTCCGCCGTCTTCAGTTCCGTCAGGTTCTCCACATACCGCTTCTTAAACGCTTCCAGTCCGCTCAAGATGTTCCCCACTTCTTCCGTCAGCCGGACGATCGACCCGTTTAACGTAAGCAGCGGCTTCACAATCGCCACGATCAACCCCACAAGCGTCACCATTACGCCCACTACCGTCCATTCGGTCATCTTAATACTCCTCGCCTGTGATCTCCTGATACTCCGCTTTGGTAATCACGCCTTTTCTAACCGCCATCTTAACCATCGGCTTGCTCCACAAGCCCGTTTCATAGTAGTATTTCACTCTCTCAAAACTCATGTCCTACACCCCCGCAGTCTCTTCTACATCTTCCAGTGTCAGCATATTCTGATATTCCATGCTTGCCGCGATAGAAGCAAGGCTTGTCGCCGTCAATTCTTCGTTGCTGACGGTATCGCTGGGCGCGTTCTGCGCATCCTCAAACGCTTCGATTGCCGCGAGCTTCTCTTCATTCGTCGTGCACTCGGAAAAGTCGCATCCCTGCTTTTCATACATATCCACCATTTGCCCCAGCGTTCCGAAAAACGCGCCGTTGATCTCGCCCCCGCCGCATACGACCGTAATCCTGTCAAGCCCCGCCGCCGGGTATCTGTCCTTCCATTGTTGCGCCGTAAACACGCGCCCTGTTGGTGTAATAATCTCCGTCTGTTTATCCCATATTGCATATCTCGCCATTTTAATACCTCCGTTTATTTTTATGCTGTGTATGCGTCAACTACTGCGCTGGAACTTCCAGCGCTGGAGCTTGTCGGAATCCACCCGCCGCCAAACAGCGCATAACTGCCGATTGTGGTTGCAGCCAACCTGCAACGCGCCGTATTCATTGGGTCCAGCTCAAGGGTCGAAGTAAGTAATGTTAATTCCGTGTCGTATACGTCCGCAGTATTGCTCACCCCCGTCGAAGAGCTGCGCGTATTATATCCTCCCGCAAACATCGCATAATCTCCTGCCGTTGCTCCGGCATGTTCGTATCTGTACTCGCTCAGGTTTGTTAATGCGCTCATGGTCAGTTCCCCGTCGTATGCGTTTACGATATTCGAATAAACATATTCGTCTGTTTTGCCCCCTGCAAATATCGCATGTCCGCCAAGAGCCGTCCCCTGTATACCGCACCTTGCTAAGCTCAAAGCGGTCGCAGTTGTCATCGTCAGTTCCCCGTCGTATGCGTTTACTTCGTTGCTTCCATAATTATTGTATCTGGTCTGTCCTCCTGCAAATATCCCATATCCGCCCGCCGCAGCTCCGGCCAGATTAAATCGCGCCGTGCTCAAAGCGGTCGCCGTCGTCATGGTCAGTTCCCCGTCGTATGCGTTTACTACCTTTGACATGTTGCTTGTGGCAGTTCTTCCCCCGCCAAACAGCGCGTAATTCCCGACTGTAGCCGCCGCCAACTCTCCTCTTGCGGCGCTTAAAGCGGTCGCTGTCGTTTGAGTCAGGGAGGTATTATATGCGTAAACTGTAGCCGCTCTCGTACTGGAACTAGTGTGTCCACCCGCAAACAAAGCGTAATTTCCGACCGTCGCAGCCGCTCCATTATATTTTGTATTACCCAATTCGGTTGCTGTTGTTTGAGTCAAAGAGCTATTATATGCGTTTACGGCGCGTGATGAATAGCCGCCCGCAAATAACGCGTAGTTTCCGACCGTTGCCGCCTGTAAATAATAGGTCGAAGTATTCAGCGCCGTAGCCGTTCCATAATAACTTAACTCGCCGCCCGAAAAGAACGGCCGCGCTACCCCGCCAACACCGATATACCCTTTCTTGACCTTGCGCGCTACGCCTCCTACCCCGATATACATCTTTTTTATCTCCCGCGCCGTCGGAATCGTCACGGTATTCGTCCCGGTCGTGAACGCAAAATACTGGTCGCAGAACTCCTTTGTCGGTTCGTTCCCCGCGCCATACATGGCGGTGAGGTCGACAACCATCAACCCATCCACATACATTAACGCGTTGTTCCCCGGATAATTGTTGCAGTCAATCCGCATCGGATAAGACCCGCTGGTAAAACCGCTTCTATCTACCACCGCGCTATGATGTTCCCAAGTATTGAGAGCAGCGTTCTTTACCCCGCTCATTACAGACGGTTCCGCAATCGGCCAGTACCAGTCGAAGCTCAGGTCCAGAGAGGTATTCTGCCGTATCCAAACGCTGAAATAATACTGATGCGTATTATCCAGCGCAAACGACATTTGCCCGGACGAATTTCGTAAAGTATACGTCAATTCCGTTGCCGAACCGGACTGTTGAAACGCCTGAGAGGAAGAACCAAATTTGTGTTGACTGGAATTTTTCAAATAGGCTGCTTCCGCCGTTGTCTTATACACCGTCCCCGTTTCCATGTCGCCTATTCCGCCAAGCATATTGGTATAGGTATGGCTTGTTTGCACGCCGATATATGCTTTTCGCGCCATTAGGATACCCCCTATTCATACACCAGATAGATTTGTCCGTTTGTTAAGGAAGACGACCCGGCAGTGAGGTCGGTCGTGCTCGCTTTGATCCCCCGGACCATTGCGGTCGAATAGTTGGTATCCGCCGCGTTTATGCCGGTCGTCCGGTTCATCGCGTACCGCAGTGTGTTCATCGTGACCAGATTCGTACTCCCTGTAATGGCGGTCGACGCGCTGGTGTTGTTGGTGATCGCGCGGGTCGTGACCGCACCGGTCCCGTTTCCGATTAACGCCGCCCCGGAGGTCAGCGTCGAGGCCCCCGTCCCGCCTCGTGCGACCGACAACGTCCCGCTCGTGATATCTCCGGCCGCGTGCGTATGACCAATATGGGACTTGTCGTCAAGAGCAACTTGTGTCGCTACACTAATCGGCTTATTAAGATCGGAAGTATTGTCAACATTGCCAAGACCAACTTGCGCTTTGGTCACCCCGTGCGGGTTATTCTGGTTTGCAATATGTCCGGGAACGTCCGACAGCGCGGCGTTAAACGCCGTTTCGGTTCCGGCGTATCCGGCTTCTACCGCCGCCTGGTATGCGCTCTGTCCGTCAAGGCCTTTCGGTCCCTGTACGCCCTGCGGGCCCTGTGGGCCTGCCGGCCCCTGTTCGCCCTGAACGCCCTGCGGACCTTCCGGTCCCTGCGGGCCGGTGTCCCCTTTCGGCCCGGTCGGTCCGGTCGCCCCCTGTGGTCCCTGCGGTCCTTCCGGTCCTTCCGGTCCCTGGGCTCCGGTATCCCCTTTTGGGCCGGCCGGGCCCTGCTCTCCTGCCGGGCCGGTTTCGCCCTGGATGCCCTGCGGCCCCTGCGCGCCCGTGTCTCCTTTGGGTCCGGTTTCGCCCTGTGGTCCCTGCGGTCCAGTCTCTCCCTGGATACCCTGCGGCCCCTGTGCGCCCGTGTCCCCTTTGGGTCCTATCGGCCCCTGCTCTCCTGCCGGGCCTTGCGGCCCCGCCGGTCCCTGTAACTGCCCCAGGCTCTCCCAGTCGTTCATTTGCTCCGACCAGATGTAGATGTTTTTGTCCGCCGCAACCTGATAGGCGTATTCGTCCCCCTCCGGTTTGGCCGTTTTCAGCGCGCCAAGCGTGGGGTAAATGTCCTGAATGGTAAAGCTCCGTCCGTCCGCGCCCGGTTCTCCCTGTTCGCCCTGCGGGCCTTGCGGTCCCTGCGGTCCCGCCGCTCCGGTCGCACCTTGCGGCCCGGTTGCTCCCTGCGGTCCGGTTTCGCCGCGCGGGCCCTGGATTCCCTGCGGTCCGGTCTCGCCTTTTGCGCCCTGCGGTCCGGTTTCTCCCTGTTCTCCGCGTGGGCCCTGAAGTCCTCGCGCTCCCTGTGGTCCTGCCGCTCCGGTCGCCCCCTGCGGCCCGGTCTCGCCCTGTTCTCCGCGCGGGCCCTGAATCCCCTGCGGCCCCTGTGCGCCTGTTGCTCCGGTCGCCCCCTGCGGTCCGGTCTCACCCTGTTCTCCTTTTGGGCCCTGGATTCCCTGCGGTCCCTGAATTCCCGGAATCCCCTGCGCGCCCGCCGTTCCCTGCGGTCCCTGGATTCCCTGCGGCCCCTGCGGTCCGCGCACCGACACCGGGTTTGGCACGATCGCCGTGTTCTGAAGTGTAAAACTCATGACCCCGTTTAAGTCGATCTCCGGCACAATGACCGGCCCCGTGTCCCCTTTGGGCCCCTGCGCGCCCTGCGGTCCCTGTGCGCCCGTGGCTCCGGTGTCCCCTTTGGGTCCCTGTACCCCTTCGACCACCGTCGCCGTGCCGTTGTCCAATACGTTGCAGTTTGTAAACTGCATCCGGCTGCGCTGCGTGAGCGCGTTCCCGTTTTTGTCCAGAATGATGTGCCCGCTTGAGGCCGTCGCCGTCCAGATCATGCCGTCGGACGACACTTCAATCACGCCGTCCGCGTTCACCCGGATCTGCCGGATTCCTTCCGACACAACCGCTTCCTCTATCCCCAAAGCCGTCAAGTCGTCGATCAGGCCGTTTAATTTCTCTTTTACTTCGTTGTCCGTTCTCGCGTCGAACATCGCTTTGAGCTGCTCCGCCGTGTACCCCGCGTCCGACGGTTTGTCCGGCAAATCCGCTATGCTGTTCTGATAGGTCGTTATTTTGTTGTCTGTGAGCGCCATTTTGGTCCCCCCTGTCTCCCGTTAAACAAAAAAGCGCGGATGTTCCGCGCTCTTGTACCATGCATTTTGTCAAAACAAAACCCCGTCCTTGACAGGGACGGGGTAAATTTCGTATAATGTTGTTAGAAAAGGCGCTGTCGATAGACGGTTAGCCCTTAAAAAGAATCAGTTATAGAATTAACCGCTTCGTTTTGCAGACAGGGCGGTTATTTCTTTTTGCTCAAAAGAGCAATCAGCGCGATGATCATCATGCAAAACGAAAATAACGCTTCATATGTAACCATCGCCACCACCCCCTTTCAACAGGGAGTGGCTAACCGCCTACCGTGTTATCTCAGCGCCTTGTGCATATCATACAAAGCGCCGCCGCCTTTGTCAATATTTGCCCCGTCTCTCATCAGAGGCGGGGCAATTTCATATTTGCTTACTTTTCCTGTCCGCCGAGCTCCTTCAGCCGATCAATGATCTTCTGCGTCAGCTCGTCGGTCTGCGCATGAGCCGGGCGTTTTCCCGCCCGTATTTCGTCCTGCGCCTTTTGCCATTCGGCCAGTTTGTCTTCTGGTATTGAAACCACCATCCCGTTCGCCGCTTCCATTAAATACCGCTTCATTCTGATTCCTCCCTGTGCTTTTTTGCCGCTGTTTAGCTATATTATATAGCCTATCTGTTTTTTCCTGTCAATACACAAAGGGAATCCGCTTTTTGCTTTACGCGGTCAACGTGACTTCCGCCACCGGGGACGGGTACGCGCCGATTCCCCAAAACGGCCTTTGGCCGCTTCGGGGACCCCATTGGAATCAAAATGCCCTGCAAAGCCGGGCATTTAGTTCCGCAACTTTCGCGCCTGTGGCGCTTGTTGCTCCACTCGACGGCGCGTTTTCCTGTCCTTCAATCCGCTTTTTACTTTACGCGGTCAACGTGACTTCCGCCACCGGGGACGGGTACGCGCCGTCTTTATACTGATAGGCTTTGACTACCGTTCCTTTGCCCGTTCCGGCCGCCGTGCCAATCTGCGCGGTCATGGAATATCTCGGATCGGACCCGTCTGTTGTAAATTTAACGGTCGCGCCTTCGGCCGCCGTGATCGCGCCGGTTGCCGCCGCAATCGTCGGCGCTGTAAGCACCGTGCCGCCGCCCGACGCGGTATTAACTTCGACATAAACGCCTTCGCATTTTGCTCCAAACACGAAGCAGTCGTAATACTGCCTGCCCTCTAAAAGATTCAAATCTGTTACCGCAGGGGCTTTTTATCCCCTGCTTCTTCGCCTTTCGACGAAGTTCAGCGTACATATTCGGCCTCGTGGGCCGTCGGATACTCTTGCCGGGATTCTATTTATTCACCCGGTACGCGTTACGGTGTCTCACAGCCTTGCGCAATCTGTGAGCTTACCTCGGTATCAGCTGCGCTATTATTTTAACGCTTTACGCCTTCACCGATTTTACCCGATTTTCACTGGCAGATCGCTCTGTCAGGCGGCAATCTCTTTACCGGAAATTCCAGGAGGGTCCTGATGCAGTTTGGTGTCGTTTAGTTTGACCGGCGCGGTCGCCGAATTTTTGTAAACGATCATGAAGTTCACGTTCTCAGGCCACCGGCCGGCCGGGACCTTGACCACCTTCATGTTGTCGTATTTGCCGACCTGCCCTTTGCTGAGCGCCTCGCGTCCCAGCTCGTCGACGCCCAGAAATTCGTCCGAATGCTTTAACAGCTTATAGGTCGCGTTCGACACAAAAAGCGTTCTGCCGTCCTGCGGAACCTCCGCGTCGTCGAGCTTTAAGGTCCCTTCCGAAATCCGGTCGCAGACCGTGTTTTTGGAAAGCGCTGTACTGTTTGCAACGACGTTTCCCGCTTTCATCGCCAGTTGTTTAAAGCAATATGCGTCCATTGTCGGAACCGCCCGCTCGGCGATCTGTAACGACAGCATCCGTCCCGCTTCCTTAATTCCGCTCTGGTCCTGGTTGTTCCCCTTGTCAATCGTGAGGGAGAAGCTCTTGTCCTGCGTGAGCGTCAATTCCTGAACAATATCCTCCATTTCGGTCGGCGTGCCGTACCGGCTGGTCCCTGTCCGGGTATAGTCGTTCATCGGCACGGTCACCGGCGTGGAAACCTTGATCGTTTTTACCCCGCTCCAGGAATACGTGTTGTTCAATACACCCGCAATTAAACTTTCGGTTGTAAATTTTGTCTGAATCTGTTTTGCGTATTTTTCATGTAAATGAATTGCCATATCGTTTCGGCTCCTTTCTTCATGAGGCGGACTTTTTTTGCGAAAAAAGCAAAAGGTCGCGTAAACGCTCCCGCCGCCTTTTCAAAGGGGGAACAATCCCCCTTTGAAGAACCCCCAGCGCTCCCGCGGGGGCTCTAAACTTTCTCAAGTGCTTAAAAAATAAACTACTGCCGCCCGATAGCGCGCAGCGCGGCTGTCAGACCCAAAAGGCAATGAGTTTACCCCCAAGAACCACTTATCTAATGAAATATCCCTACTTCATTCCCTTTTGGGGTTTTCAAAGGGGCCCGCGTTCGCTCGCGGTTCTCTCTGCGGGCCCCTTTGACGCTCTTTTGGGTCCAGGGCCTTTTGAGCGAACAAAAGGGCCCTGGCTTATCCCCAAACCGGCTTGCGCCGGACTGCTCCGCACGCGTCATCCGCCGAAGAACCCACTTAAAAAAGCGTCCTCTTCGGCTTGCCGCTCGGTCGTCATCGGCCCGAGCGCCTTTTTCTTTGCTCTTTCGTTCTGTTCCTGCGCCTTTTGATTCTGTTCCATTTCGCGGATGACTTTTTTCTGCCACGCTTCGGTCGGGCTCATGCCGGATGCAACGTCGTTTAATACCTCCTGCGGCAGGTCGTTCGCTTTGACGCCCGGAAACCGCCTGAAAAAGTCGAGCCAGGGCTTTTGCGCCCGCTCTTCCTGCTCCCGTTTCCGTGCCTGCTCCCGTTCCCCGGCCGCCGCTTCGTTATCGCGCACCTTCAGCCGCGCCATTTCACGAATCGTCTCTTCGGCCGCTTCCGGGTGCCTTTCGCGCAGCGTTTCCATTTCACGTTCGAGCGCTATCTGTTCGGCGTTTTCCTCCATATACCGGACATACTGTTCCCGCGTCACGCCGCTTAAACGTGCAAACCGGTCGAGCGCGTCGATCTCCCGTTTGAACTTTGCGTCCCGCTGGGCCAATATATGGTCGTAATTCATCCCCTTCTGAATCAGCACGCGCGCCTCGTCGCGCGGAATGTCCCGCTCCTCGTGCAGAAATTTAACCCGGATCGTCTGTGCGACCCCGGTTTCTTTTAAGTTCCCGTTATCGCGCGCCCCTTCCGTGCCGTCGTCCGGCGGGTTATCCGTTTCAGGCAAAGCCGCCGCTTCTTCCGCGTCTGCTTCTCTTCCCGTTTCTCCGCTTTTTCCTTCGGCTGGTGTCTCCGAATCAAAACCGTCCACAAATTCGTCCTGCGTTAATTCAAGGTTGGTGTCCCCCATCATAAAACGCTCCTTTCCCATAAAGCTTTTGTATTCTAAAACAGTTTCCTGTTTTATGAAAAAGAAATAAATCCGGCAAACGAATGCCGCCGCTTTCGCCTTTTAACCCTGCTGCATCGCCTGCTGATGCATTTGCGTCTGCATGGCCGGCGCAGCCTGCTGCCGTTTCAGCGCTTCGATGATTTTGCCTTTCCCCCGGATGTAATGATCGGGAATGCTTTCCAGATAAGTAACCGCGTCCTGTATGACTCCTTTCTGGAACAGGTTGTCCATCGTCTGCAACTGTACCGTCTCGGCCCAGTAGGACGCTTCCCCGATGTCAACGTTTAGCCGGAAGTTTGCGCCCTGTATGGATGAAAAATCAAACGGCAGATAAATTTTCTGCCCATCCTGCTCAAAAATGCACTCGCGCTGCCCATAGTCGCAGCTCATGACGTCAATCATAACGCGCACCCCGTCCTCGACAAACTGGTAAAACGCCATTTTTTGTAGTTCGAGCGGCATCGCAGAGGCCTTTTGCGTCGCGATGATCGCCGACGTATTCTTCGGGTCGACGTTTCCAAGCGCCGAGTCGCTTGCGCCCATGAATTCGAGCGTCTTTTGAATCAGCGCTTCGATCAGCTGCATCACCTGCCCCGACATGTCCGCCCCGCGCCAGTTTGTCGCGATCGCCTGGTTCGGGTCGCCCGCCGTCTTGATCGCCTGCCCGATCCGGTTGCTCCATTCTTTGATTTTGGTCCCGTCGTAAAATATGCGCGGAAATGCGTTTGTTTTGACCGAATGAATGCCCATTGCAAAAAGCTGATTGATCGCAATCTGGTTCGGAATCAGCCCGGTAATCGCCGCCCGTCCGTGATACGAGTTTTTGATCCGGTCCCAGCTCATATACGCCACCGGATAAAGCCGGTACTGTAAATCCCACTCCGGCCGCAAAATCACGTCGTTTGCAACTTCGGTTGCGCGTACCGTTCCGTTCTCTTTCCACAGCTTTGTAATGACCGTCACAAGCGACTCCGAACGCATGTCGTTTACCGTGTATTCGTTTGTGTCCCCGTCCGGCCGGATATTCTCGATTTCTCCCTTTGAAAGTCCCTTTCCCCGGGCGTATTCCCGCACCGCTTCGACGCTCTTGCGCCGGGCGAGCAGCAGATACGGCTGCCTCTGTACCTCCCAGGAATACGGGTTCCCAAAATATACGTTTGTGTTGTCGATCAGTTCGCACGCAACGTCTCCCTTGACCATCTGCCCGGTTTCCAGTTCCGGGTCGAAATAGAAATACAGGCATGCGTCCCCGTCGACCGCCGCGTTGCGGATACAGTCGCGTAAAATGCTTTTTAAGTTCATCCGCTCAAAAACGCGCTGCGTCTCGCTTTCTGTCACGCGCGCCGCGATCTCTCCCTGCGCGCCGCCCGCAAACGGCGTCATGCTGATGCCGATATCGTCTGAAACGATCATCGAAATAAAGTAGCTTACCACCCTTTTTAATACGTTGACCACCGGCTTCGGCAGGTCCGGCGCGTTTAGTCCTTCCCATTGCCGGCCAATGAAAAAATTCTCGTTTTTCTTGATCTGCTCGTAAAGGTCCAAAGACGTGTTGTACGCGACCGCTCGGTTGTACTCTGCCCGGATTTCGTCCGCTGTCTTGCCTGTCAACTACATCACCTCTTCCCCGTCGTTTAGGTTGTTCGGCTGCGGGTTTCCGTCGTAACTGAAAAAATTCTCATACTGTTTTCTCATTTTCCGGTCGGAAACATCCCCGTCCGGCGCCGTTTGCCGCGCGCCCTGCGGGTAAAGCGTCTCGTCGTCGGCTC